GAAGGAGCAGGCAGACCGTTCGGTCTATGAAGCGTTGGCGATGATGATTGTGGAGTTCTACAAACGGAATCCGGAGTTCGTAGAACATCCAGAACGGATGGCAGAGCATGAGCCGGAAAGTTGAGTATCGGAACGGGTTCAAATACATGTACTGCGAGCAGTGTGACTTGGATTTTAACGTTCCGATTCAGAAAACAGGTTTTTTCATCTGTCCATGGTGCGAGATGAAGAACCGAAAGAAGGAAAAGGAGTGTGAAGCTAATGGCGAAACCTGTCGTTCGGAGCGTCCGTGTGAATCCGGAAATGCAGTTCACAACGGATGACTTGCTACGGATGCTCTTCGGCGTGAATGCTTGCGGATTTGCAGACAAGGTTCGAAATGATACTTCTGGGGAGTATGATTTTCTCCTGGAAGATGATAGAGAGGAGCGAAAAGATGGGAAAAATCGTTATCAAGACAAACCCGAAGGGCGATACAGTCGGCATTGAGGTGAGAGGTTTTGAAGAAATTGATGCTGCTATAATGACCATTTGTGCATTTGTCAAAATCATAAGCGGGCTCAATCGAGAGAGTAAAAAGAGTGCCTTTTATGCAGCTGGCATCATTCTTAAAAGCATTGCAGACAAGGTGGACTCTGAGCCAGAGGAGGAACGGGAAAATGGGAACAACAGCGATTGAACCCGGTAAAGGCAGCTGGCGTATTGAGGAACTGGAGAGCATGGATTCTTTACAAGCTGCCAAAATCTCGCTTGCAATGTTTGCAGGAACGACAATGGCTCTTGCTAAGCAAGGAAGACGTGTAGAATGTGCGATTGCGATGGATGCAGCACGCCAGATTCTGGACAAATTAAGCAAGGATGTGAGCGAATGACCACAGAAGAACGGCGGCAGAAGAAGAATCAGGAATCGCTGGAAAGCTACAACTGGTATAAAGCCCATCGCATTTGCGTGCGATGCAACAACGCTCCGGCAGTAGACGGGCTTGTTACTTGCCAAGCATGCCGGGAAGCTGTCAACGCAAGACATCGCTTCTGGTATGCTGGATTAACCCCCGAAGAGAAAGCAGAACGGTCGGCGATAAAAAAGGCAGTCAGAGAGGCACGGCGAGCCGCTGGGCTTTGCACCCGATGTGGCAGAGAGCGAGAAGACAAGCAGTTTTTAACATGCAGGCGATGCAGGAAAGGAAAGCACAAATGACTAAATTTAAGGTTGGAAAAACCTACAGCATTAAAAACGAAATCGGAAAAAGCTGGTTTAAGTCTTATGATATTGTGGCAAGAACCGCTTGTACGCTTACTCTAAAAGACGAAAGTGGCGAAATCATCAGATGCAGAATCAGCAAAAAGTTTTCTGCTTTTAACAATGCAGAAACAGCTTTTCCGGAAGGCGTTCGTTCTGGGAACTATCCAATCAGAGCGGACATGCCATATCAGACGTTTAGCTTTAAGCCAGTGGCGGAAATGATAAGCGAGATACTTTTTAAAAGGAGGGGATGATGGTTACATGCAAGGATTGATTTTAGGCGGCATTGCTGCTGCTATCTGCTGGGTTGCATGGCGGCGGCACAATCACCTATTGGACAAGCAAGCGGCGGAATCCGGCAGGGCGTTGAAACCCGTTCCGGTTGGATTTGACTACCAAGCAGCAAGAGAGCAAGCAGACCGCATGGAGAGCAATCTCAAGCAGTACGAGCAGTGCAATCAGCTAATCAACGACAGCGTTGTTGCAATCCAGACGGGCGAGGGTATGCCCATCGAGATTACCCATTTTGACAACGGCGGAAAACGAGTACATACCACGCTGACCGACATCCCACCGGAGATTATCAATGACTTTGCACATCGGCTGATGGATGTTTGTGCAGAGCGGTGCAGCACTCCCCCACCTGCCGATGATTGACGAAAAAACCGTCTTTTTGGGTAGAAAAGCAGGAGAAAAGCAGGAAGAAAAACGCAGTAGGGGAGCGGATGCAAATGCAAGTTATCAAGTATTGCCTGCGATGCAACGAGCCAATCAGCGACATCTACCACAACAGCTATCACAGTCACATTGCATTGAAATACTGTGAAGCATGCAGAAAAGTGGTAAAAAAAGAACAGGATGCACAAGCGAAAGAGCGTTATCGAAAACGCAAAATGAATCAGAAATTGTCTGAGAGATGGTCGGAGGAAGAAACGTACAACGTTATAAAAGTGACAGCCGGCGAACTTGGAAACGCCATGAAAAGACAACTGAAACTGACAGAAGAGAAATGCGAGGCTCTGGAAAAAGAGTTACTGCAGGAACGGGCAAAAAAGAACCCTCGCACCGGCGGCAACCAGTGACGAGGGATGATAAAAAACTAACACATCCCAATCTTAACACAGGGAGAAAGGAAAGTCAAGATGCAAAAAGGAGAAGTTTTTTTAAGACAGAACGCAATGAAGGTTGCAATCATGTGCGTGGAAGCAATGCATGCAGATAATACCACGCTCGACCCGATGCAAGAGGCTGACCATTTCGATGTCATGAAGCCGCTGTATCGGATTCTTGGCGAACTGGATGCAGCTGCACAGGCGTTCGTAGATGCAGACTTGCAAACGCTGGCAAAACAGGTCGAGGATGAATCAGACCTGAATCTCAGCCAGCTGGACTTCTTGGAAAGCGATGTGGTGACGGATGATAAAGATTGAAAATGATTGCAGCTGCTGCGAACGGTGCGGAAATTGCGGTGCAAAGCGTGTGCCGCATGTTTACTGTGATGGATGCGGTGCGGAAGTGTCCGGCGACAGCAAACTGATTCGGATTGTCGGTGCGAACGATGACACTTGGCTTTGCGAGGATTGCCTTGCAGAATGGGTGGAAAGCGTCACAGTCACGACTTATGCCGCCGACCTTGTAAGGGAGATGCATGCAGAAGATGTTTGAATCCGGCGTGAAAAAGTATGTTTTCGTACGGGTCAACTATGAATTTGGCTTTCCGGTGACGTTCCACGATGTCGCACATGTCGAATGTGCATATTGTCAGATGTATGACAAATACAAGAATCGCTGCAACATCACCGGAGAGTACATCGTAGAGCCAACCCGTTATGTGGGCTTTGAATGCCCGTTGGAATTGGTAGAAGAAGGAAGTGGAGAGCATGGACGAACAGAAGATGGAACAGAAACCCGATGAACGGCGACTGCCGGAACGGTTGCTGGCAATCCAGAACGAACTAAAAGCCCCGAAAGGGCAGTACAACAGCTTTGGAAAGTATAAATACCGCAGTGCTGAGGATATCTTAGAGGCGGTCAAACCGCTTGCAGAGCAGCACAGCGTTTTAATTTACTGCTCGGATGATATTGTCATGGTCGGCAATCGCATCTATGTAAAGGCAACTGCAACGGCAGAGGATGTCACAGGCAGATGCAGTGCTATTACAGTGACCGCCTTTGCGAGAGAACCGGACGACAAGAAAGGCATGGATGCCAGTCAGATTACTGGCACGGCATCTAGCTATGCCCGAAAGTATGCGTTGAATGGTCTGCTCTGCATTGACGATGCAAAGGATGCAGATACAGACGCTTACCAGACCGCCGGAAATGCTCCAACAGCGAAGCAGCAGCAACCCCGTCAAATTTACTGTAGCAACTGCAAAAAGCCAATACAAGCCGCAAAGGGCAAGGATGGGCGATTGTATCAGCCGATTGACATTTACAAGCAATGCAGAGGGCTTTGCATTAACTGCTTTCAGGCATCTAAGGGGGCAGGAAAATGACAGACAGAAAAGCGTTTGCAAAAAAAGTCAAAGTCCTCTGCGACACCCGAGAGCAATGCAATCAGCACATCATTCAGTACTTACATGCAAATGGGATTGCTACAGAAAGCCGTAAGCTGGACTTCGGAGATTATTCCTTTGAAATCAATGGAAAGTGCTTCGAGCGTTCCTGCATCGTTGAACGGAAAGGCAGCGTGGACGAACTCTTCGGGAACTTCGTCCACGACCGGGAACGTATTCAGAAAGAGTTCGATGCAGCTACAAAGAATGCCCGGCACATGGAATTGATTTTAGAGGGCGTAACATCAGAGGCAGAGTTAAAAGCCTACGAAATCCCAGAAAAACAGATGATTTCCCAGAATCGAAAGGTGAAACGCATCGGTGAAACCGTCTATTTCGCTCTGCGGTCTCTGCGATCAGGCAATCGATGCGGCTTGCAGGTGTCATTTGTCAAAAAAGAGGACACAGCCAAAAAGCTGCTGGAAATCTTTTACTATTACTATCGGAACTACGAAAAAGCGGTTGCACCGCTGCGAAAGGAGCAAAAACAATGATAAACAAGGTAATTTTAATGGGTCGGTTGTGTGCAGACCCGGAACTCAGAAACACACAAAGCGGCATTGCTGTTTGCCGTTTTCGGATTGCCGTCAATCGGCAGTACAGCAAAAACAGCGACCAGAAAGCGGATTTTATCAACATCGTCAGCTGGCGGCAGCAAGCGGAATTTGTCAGCCGGTATTTCCGTAAAGGGTCGATGATTATCGTAGAGGGCAAGCTGCAGAACGCAGATTACACGGACAGCAACGGGGTGAAACATTATGCTATGGACGTGCAAGCGGACAATGTGACTTTCGGAGAATCAAAGAATACTCAGAACGCCACGCAGAGCGATTATAACAGCCAACCGCAAAACTACCAACCCACACCGCAAACGGCTTACAGTGAGCCGCAGACGCAGCCCTATAGCAACCCGATGCAGGATGTTGTCAATCAGTCGCAAAATGTCGTACATACCTATGAGGCGGATGTCAAAAATGCTGGTAAGTCAACGCCGGAAATTGACCTCGACGACCTTAGCGACTTCCAAACGATTCTCGGCGATGGTGACGTACCATTCTAAGAAAAGAGGTGATGGCGGATGCTGGAAAGCGGTTATATCAAGCTGTATCGGTCACTTTTAAACTGGGAGTGGTACGATGACATCAACACAAAAACGGTCTTCCTGCATCTGCTGTTGACCGTCAGCATCGCAGAAAGCCAATGGCACGGAATCACTGTACCCCGTGGAAGTCGGGTTTCCAGCTATGCCGTTCTGGCGAGTGAAACTAAGCTAAGTGTGGACAAAGTAAGGACTGCGATTAAGCACCTTGAAACCACAGGGGAAATCACAAGGTGCAAATACCCGAAATGCACCGTATTTACGGTAAATAATTATGATAAGTTTCAGAACGTCCCAAGCATTTCCCCAGGTGATTACCAAGATAATCCCGAGGTCGTCCCAAAGTCGTCCCAACAGAATAAGAAGATAGAAGAAGATAAAGAAGATATCTATCTATCTATCTTAGATGCAGAAAGCCAAAATTTTCCTCCAACGCTGGAAGAAATCCGGTTATTTGCAGAGCAAGAGAAAATCCGGATTGACGTGCAAAAGTTTTATGACTATTACACGGAAAGAGATTGGAAGACGAAAAACGGGAATTTTATCCGAAACTGGAAAAAGACACTGCAATATTGGGGCGAAACAGAGGGAACACCACACAAAGGAAAAAAGCAGCAACAAGAAACACCGGTATCAGAAAACGCTGAAGCTTATGCAAGTCTGATTTTAAACTTGGATGAGCCGATATAGCAGGAAAGGGATGGATATGTCAAAAAGATACTCAGAGCGGTTTAAAATGCAAGTCGCATATGATTATTTTGTAGACCGTTGTCCGGTCAACGCGTTAGGTGATAAATACAAAATCACAGGCGATACAGTCAGATATTTTTGCAGCGAGCGACGAGGAGAATACCGAGATGCAATTGTCCGTAACTGGAAAGACGAGGAAAAGCGGTTGCGTCGGGCGGTGTCTGATTATCTGAGCGGCAAATCCGCCGAAATAATCACGCAGGAGTACAACATTTGTACACGTCGGCTTTTTAGGATGGTCGATACACGTTGCAACTCGTATTTGATAGAGCCGCCGGAATTTACGGCAGAGGAACTTGCAAAACCAAAGGCTTTTACTTTGTACAGGAGTTTGACAAAAGAAATCTTAAAAATGGACGTGCAACGCCGTCCGGTGTACGGTATCCGTGATGCAATCACTGGGATGTGGTTACAGCGGCTCGACAAAAAAGGGAATATGCATCCGCTGTTATATCTGACGGTAGATAATGCAAACGCAAAACTGCGTACAGTCAAAATGATACGAGGTCAGCATAATGCTGGTAACGTTGATTTGAGGGTGCAGTGGTATGGATGGGAGCAGTGACGATGGGAAAAGAATTGAAAGATTGGTATGCCCAGCATGGGATTTGTGTAAGTTGTGGGCAAGAAAAAGCTGCACCCAACAGAAAGGAATGCTTTGCATGCTTAGAAAAAAGAACTGAACGAAATATGAAATACTATCACAGTATGTCAGAAGAACAAAAGCAAGCACGGAACGAAAAGCTAAGAAAACAATATGCAGAGCGAAAAGCTGCTGGAAAATGCACACGCTGCGGAAAAAAGCCGGCAGCATCTGGAAGAGCCATGTGCGTGATGTGTGCAAAGCAGGATGCAAACAGGCATATGGAAAAGAGACGGGAAAACGGGGCTTTGCCAAGATATATGTTTGGCGATGGCTACCACTGTGTAACCTGTGGCAAGGATATTGATAACGGCAAAAAGCAGTGTGATGAGTGCTATAGCAAATCTGTGCATGCTTTGGAGATTGCGAGAGGAAAAGTAAAAGGTGGTTTTAGAAACCATAGGCTTGTGCTTGGTAAAACGGGAAGGAAGACATGAACATGAACAAAATCAACGTCACGCAAATCCTACCAATTGCCATGATACTGCTGGATGTTGGTGCAGCAGCGGTTTGTTTGTGGCATAAAGACCACAGACGGGCGGTTTATTGGTTGGCTGCGGCGGTTTTAAATGTCACCGTTACGTTTTAATCGTAGCGAAAGAAACGAAAGAAGCCGAAAGAAAGAGAAAGGAAGAAAACCTATGAAAGCCAAATCGAGATTGAAACCTTGCCCGTTTTGCGGCAATAAGAACGTAAAGCAGGTGACAGCACCTTTGAAAGGTACACAGATGTTTATCTGTAACGTATGCGGTGCGGATGTTTGCTTTTACGGGGCGGAATATGATGTAAAAGCAAGAAAGGCATGGAATCGGAGAAGCGAAACGGAGGAATCAAAATGAACGATGATGTTAAACGACACCAGAAATCAGATTTGGTGCAAATGCAGTCTTTGCCGTTAAATGCAAAAATCATAATGACAAAGCAGCGTATCAAGGTTTGGTATGAGAGTTGGTGCAAGTTTAAAATCACAAACACCAAGACAGGCAAAACGCGTTTTGTAGTGTTTGACACAAGAGGCGGCAAAGAGCCGTCTCTAAAAAAAGACGAGTACAGCGAGTATGTGGATGATGGACAGGTTTATGTGTCGTTTAGCGGCGGCAAAGACAGCACGGTTTTATTGCATCTGGTACGCCAGATGTATCCGGATGTAGAGGCGGTATTTGTAAATACTGGGTTGGAGTATCCGGAGATACAAAGGTTTGTAAAGACGTTTGATAACGTCACGATATTAAAACCCGAAATGAGGTTTGATGAAGTTATCAAAAAATATGGATATCCGATGATAAGTAAAAATGTATCAAGGAAAGTACACGATGCAAGGCAAGGTAAAGAATGGGCAATGAAATATGTAAATGGAACAGCAACACGGAGTGACGGAGCAAAGTCGATTTACACAATTGAAAAATACAAGCCATTGATTGATGTAGATTTTATTATTTCAAATGCCTGCTGTGACGTTATGAAAAAGAAGCCTATAAAAAAATATACAAGACTTACTCAAAAAAAGCCAATAACAGCACAAATGGCATCTGAGGGAAAACAAAGATTAGGTCAATGGCTTCAAAAAGGTTGCAATGCATTTGATACCAAATATCCAATGTCAAATCCTATGAGTTTCTGGACTGAACAGGATATTTATCAATACATAAAGAAATACAATTTACCAATAGCGAGCGTGTATGGTGATGTAGTATATTCTGAACAACCTGAACAAATGAGACTTGAAGAATACGGCTATGAATGCGGAACAGATAAACTTGAAACAACAGGTTGCAACAGAACAGGCTGCATTTTTTGTGGATTTGGTTGCCATTTGGACAAAGGTAAAAGCAGGTTTGAGTTGCTTAAAGAGACACATCCAAAACAGTACAATTACTGCATAAACGGCGGCGAGTACAACGAGGATGGTTTGTGGATACCCAACAACAAAGGGCTGGGTATGGGACATGTATTTGATGTGCTTAACAGTATTTATGGCGATGATTTTATAAAATACTGAGCAAAATAAAAACGAAAGGAAATGTTGAAATGAACGACATCGAAAAGAAACTGGAAGCCCTGAAAGCGGAATTTTTGGAAAAGCTGGAAGCGTTGCGAAAAGAAGCAGAGATGCAGAAGAAACAGAAAGAGCCGAAGCTTGGGGAGAAATATTTCTATATCAGTCAATTTGGCAGAGCGATTCTGGACACGTTTACACAGCACCCAACCGACATTGCACGGAAAAACCTCGGGAATTTTTTTCCGACGGAAGAACGTGCCGAACAAGTTGCAAAGAAAATGCGGTTATTGTTACGGCTTGAGCAGCTGCATGATATGCTCTGTCCGGATTATGTGCCGGATTTTGGAAGCGGAGAAGCAACGTATTGCCTTTATTATGATTACAGTAGCAGCCACTGGGCTGCTGAAGGTTGGTATGATTGCAATTGTCGCGTTAATGGTCCTTATTTCGACACCCTCGAAAACGCTGAAAAAGCAGCGGAAATCCTGAACAAAGAGATGAGGAAATCCAAATGAAGAACCCAGCCTTACAGCGGAAAAACCTGTACAACAAGCACGAGGTTGAACACAGTCACAAAATGGCAATTTATCAGGGGATGGCGATGGTGTTTGTGACGCTG